CGCTTCGTTCAGCAGATCGGCATCGGTGCCCGACTCCTGCAGATCCCAGAACACCGGGGTGCTGATGCCGGTAACGCCATTGACGCCGACATTGGAGAGGGTTTTATGCCAGCCGGCGGACTGGTCAATCGCCGCACGCAGACCCAGCGCACGAGCCGTTGAGTAGGCCACGGCAGAGCTGTTGCTGGCGGTGTTCCAGGCGAGGAAATCGGGCCAAATGACCATCAGTTCGCGCTGGCTGAAGTTTTCGCGATACTTGATCGCTTCAGAAATGGTTTTGCAGCCCCAGGCGCTGACATAACCGAAGGCGCGCAGCTTCTGGCAAATCGGTGCCAGCGCGGTAGCGACTTCGAGGCTATCAAGACCCGGTACGCCAAGAATGCGCGGTTTCACGCCGGTCACCGCTTCGGCGGTCAGCAGCGCTTTCAGGCCGGTATATTTACCGTTTTCGTCGGTGGTGCCGATGATATTGGAGAGAGTCTGCGCCTGCGCATCCTCACCGCTGCCTTCAGCAACGCGAACAACAACGATCACCGGTTTCGCCTGGTCAGCAATCGCCTGCAGCGATGCCGCCAGTGTGCCTTGCTTGCCCGCTTTGGCGATCGCGCTCTGCACGTTAGTGATCAGAACCGGTTCATTGAGCGGGAACATCCCCGCGTCTGCATCGCTGGCGGTACAAACCATGCCGACAATGGCCGTTGAGACTGTGGAAATGACGCGCGTGCCATCGTTGATTTCGACGACCTGAACGCCATGATGGTAATCACTCATCCGTTTAACTCCGTGGTGTTGGGGTGAGTGCTATTTTCGAGTGTGGCGGCGCGGCGCGCTATTTGTCCGGGTTGGAGAGCGGCTGATACAACAGCGGAAATTAAAAAAACGGGCCGCAGCCCGTTTGATTTACGCTGGCTTTGCCGGCCAGTCGATATTTTTGTAATCATCCTCAGTCGTCACATCACCAACATCAAGCGCTTTCAGTTTATTGGCATACTCCAGCCAGCTTATAAGCTTCGCCTTATTCTCTTCACTGAGGGTGCCGAGCTGCAGTTCCGCTTTCCAGTCACTAACAATGTTGTTAACGTCCAAAATCCGATTCTTAAGATCTGACTTCGCTTTTCCCTGCCAGTTAATCACCGGCTCTTTCAGTACGGGGAAGCCGTTATTGTCTGCGGCTATCACTTTTCCGAACGATTGCGCCAGGATAATAGGCTGATACTCCTCCTCCGTAATTTCAACCAGGTCGTCAGGCCATGTGTCGGCGCGTTGATACGCCTCTTTTAATTCTTGCGGATAGAAAGCATTATTTTTGGCACTGTAAAAATAGATCATATTAATATCCTACCGCCCAGTAAGTAATCAGGCCCGTACGGGCATCAGAGGTTCCGTCATTTGACTGAAAGACCAGGTTAGCAGAAGCATTACTCATCGCCTGTCCCCATACAGAGAGCATCCCCAATGGGTTCGATGTTGTCGTGCTTCGTTTCAGCGTTGGCAAAAAAGCCACGCATGCAGAAGGAAATGCAATCGGGAACGTGATGGTTTTCAGCGTGTCGTCATAGACAGCATCAGTGGTTCCCCATTGATAAATCAATCCTGTGCTGGCGTCTTTAAACCAGCCATTGACCGCTTTCGAGGCTGCATTTTTTAACGGATAGCGCGAATCAAAGTTAGCATAGTCTGAAGGAATAACCATGCCTGAAATATTGGTCTGACTTCCGCCTAAATTGAGCTGCTGGCCTGTTTTCGGTGACAGGAATACTGCGCCAGTTTCAGAAAGGAATAGTCTGTTTTCACCTTTATAGTTGTAGAAGGCTACGTCGTTGGAATCATTGCTGCCCTTGCCGACATACCATTGATTCACATTTGACGCGTCCCGTGAAATAACGTAACTGGCAGCCTCGTTGACGGTTCCCTTTATTGCAACAGCTTCACCATCAGCGTTAATAGCTAATCTTCCCGACATCACATCGCCGGCCTTTGACACAGCTCCCACCTCTGCTGCCGTGAGGCTGTTTTTAATTGCCAGACTTCCAAGACCCAGGTACGCACGAATATCTGTTACGGCTCCCTTTGCAATCAGTTCTCGCCCCACCGCAGTGAGGTCGGTCAGCGTGACGGTATCAACACCGGAGAAATAGGGAAGTTTGTTAGCGCTGGTTGCGAGAGCGGCAATTGCGGTTAAAGCCGCATCGAGAGGTTGCTTGCCTGCCAGTTCGCTATTTATTGTGGTGCTGAAATTGGGATCGTTATTAATAGCCGCAGCGATCTCTTTGAGAGTATCCAGTGTGGCAGGAGCACCATTAACCAGCGCAGTAATAGCTGTCTGAACAAACGCTGTGGTAGCGATTTGCGTAGTACTGTTGCCTGCTGTCGGAGTAGGTGCCTTCGGCGCACCGCTAAAAGTCGGGCTGGCAAGGGGGGCATACTGCTTGTGCGGATTTGCCGCATCAATATGCTCTTTCATCTGGTTATCGGTGTAGGCTTTTACCTCAATAACCTTGTCGTCGACATACTTGCGCGTCGCCAGCACCACCGCCGGATCAATTTTCAGGCTTACCGCCGAGGTTGCGGAGACCACCAGCGCCATACGCAGGGTTTGCGTGCGGGCGCTGCCCTCCAGCAGAAGCGGTTTGTAGGTCTCCGGGCAGTTGGCAACGGCAATCAGCGTGCCATCGGCGTCATAAAGGCCGATTTCGCGGATCCAGAAACCGCCTTCGTTCTCGGGGATGACCTGCTCGGCGATAATCTGGTTCGCGTCACCAGGGTCGACGAAGAGCATATTCAGTGGCGCAATACGTTTCTGGTTAACCAGCTTCGTTTGTGCAGGATCGGGGGTAGGCAGACTGCCGTTACCGTCGCCGGTGGCCATATGGGTCAGCTTCAGCTGCGTGCCGAGCGCGGTAGCGTTGGCAAGCTTCGCGGCACCCTGGTTAGTCAGAATGGCAAAATATTTCATAGTCAGGCGTTCACTCTCAGGTTTGCGATTGAGTAAACGCTATTGTCGTGGGCGGTTTGGGAAAGAGGCTATCGAATGCGGTTGGCTGCCAGGCGGGACAACCCGCCGGAAAAGGCCTGATGGCGACGTCGCCTTATCAGGCCTGGGGATGTTGTAGGCCGGGTAAACGCAGTGCCACCCGGCAAAACGGGCCGCAGCCCGTCATCTTTTATTGCGGCTGTTCAGGCCATGCGATATCGGGCGCAGTCTTCGTATCGACCTTCTGCAGCGCCTGAATGTAACGCATCCAGACGATAAGCTGCGCTTTATCATCATCGCTGATGATGCCGAGTTGCAGTTCGGTCTGCCACAGGCTGATGGTATTTTTCGCACTGCTGAGAAGCCGGGTTTTGGTCAGCTCTGCCTGCGCAATTTGCGCGGCCTTCTGTGCGGCTTCATCCGTTACCCAGGCGCTGCCGTTCCAGACATCGTACGGCGTAGCGGGGGCAAGCGGGGTAACATCATCCGGGTAGTCGCCCAGCTGCGTCAGCGTCCTTTTCTTCCCGGTGGACTTTTCATACACGTCGCTGCCGCGGTAGTCAGGCACATACTCCCAGCCATCCCGCGCCGTGTTGCGGCGCACTGCAAAGCCTGCTTTCGCCGCTAAAGGCTCATCAAGCGCCGAGTCGGCAGGGATACCGACACCGATGGCAAAATATTCGACGGTGCTGCCAATATATTCGCGGCTTGTCCCGTCAAAGTTATAGACGGTGGCAGTGCCTGCCTGGCTGGCTAATTGGTTTTCGTTAAAAATAGCGGTTGTCATTATGCTGCTCTCACGATGAAGTTAAAGGCGATATTACGAGGACGAGTTTCTGTGCCACCTGTATTTCCTACACGGCCTTTGGAGTGAAGTGTTGGAGAGGGAATTAAATTTCCTCCTGTTGACGATGCATCGATACCGCGACCTTGCACGTAGTCAGTTCTATGGATAACGCCAATATCCCACTCTTTAAGCTCGTCATAGTCTGTGTTAGCCACAACGATATGGCGGTGTTTTTCTAACATCCCTGACTGTGAACTGAGTAATGCACGTCCCGCATCGACTGCGCGCCCTGCATCCCAGCCGCGAATAAACTCCCCGCGCAGGTCCGGCAGTAAACCGGCCGGGTAAGCTGCCGCCAGGCGCGGATATTTTGTCTTATCGAACGAGGCGCCATTACAGACGAACCAGCCTGATGGCGGCTCTACCAGCGGCCAGGCGACTGGCACACCGACCGGCAGAATGTAGGCATCATTCGCCACCACATCACGCACATATTTGGTATTGGCAATCTGCTGGCCGTAATTACCCACCAGCGCGTCCGGAGCCGTCGGAATGCCGGTAAAAATCGGGCTGGCGAGCGGCGCATATTGCGGATGTGGGTTGGCGGCCTTGAGGTGATTACTCAGCAGATCATCAGCATACTGGCGGGTAGCCAGCACTACCGACGGGTCGATTTTCAGCGTCACCGCCGCCGTTGAGGAGACCACCACCACCATACGAATGGTCTGCGTACGTCCGCTACCCTCCTGCAACTGCGGTTTATAGGTTTCCGGGCAGTTCGCCACCGCAACCAGCACGCCAGCATCGTCATAGAGGCCAATTTCACGGATCCAGAAGCCACCTTCGGTTTCCGGAATCACCTGTTCAGCAACAATCTGGTTGCCATTTTTCGGGTCAATCGAGAGCCGGTTTAGCGGCGCGATACGCTTCTGGTTAATCAGTTGGGTCTGCGCCGGATCGGGCGTGGGCAACTGGCCATTGGCATCGCCGACGGCCATCTGCGTCAGGCTGATTTGTGTGCCCAGCGCGGCGGCGTTGGCAAGCTTTGCTGCCCCCAGGTTAGTCAAAATAGCGAAATATTTTGCGGTCATGCATACGCTCTCAGGTTGTTTGTTGAGAAGTGAACAATGGTGATATTTTCCGTTCAGCCGCAGGCAAACGCCATCAAGGGGCGTTGGTTGCGAACTCACACAACAGGGCAGACAAAAAAAACGGGCCGTAGCCCGAAGGGGAGGGTTAAACCGTGATAGTGAGGCTATCAATCAGGTGGATCGCCGATGCGGCATAGCTTTCGCCGCCGACAACAATCTCTTCCGGGCTGTAAGGGTAGACCGTCAGCTCCTCGCCAAGGTAGCAGGCCGCGCCAACGTAGCACTCGCCCTGGCTGCTGAGGCTGATATTCAGCTCCGTCAAATGGCGGCTTGCCGGTTTGGCATCATTAATCAGCCGCTCCAGCTCCTGGTACGTCTCCTCGGTAATGCCGTTCTCCTGAACGCCAATCACCAGCCGGAAAGTGCCGGGTTCGGCGTTATCCTGCCACCACTCGCGCAGCTCAATCAGGAAGCCAAGCGGCTCAACCACCCGGTGAATGGCGCTGCGCGTCCCTTTATGTTGATGGACGAAAAAGGAGGAGGCGATCACCTTACGTTTGGTCGCTTCTGGCCAGTTAAAATCCCAGCGGTCAACAGAGAGTGCCCAGGCGAGATAGGGCAGCAGCTCAGCCGGGCAGGTTAGTGGATCCCACAGCGTGCGCAGCGGCACCGGTACGCGTTCAATCTGCGCCGCCGCGTGTGCTGTCGCCACCTCAAGAACCGATGAGCCAACAGGCAACAGACGGTCGTCACTCATCGGTACCTCCGGTGGTGATTTTCCACGCCGTACACCAGGAGGCCTGGCTCTGATCGAGCACGATATCTTGCTGCGGTGCGTTCAACACCACCCGCTGCACGCCCTCAACATGGAGCGCGGCGTAAATAGCCGACAGGCGAATATCGCGCCCCAAACGGCGCTGGGCGGTGATATAGGCTTTTAGCTTCTGCTCAGCCGCCTGGCGAATCGGCTCCGATTCAGGCCCGGGATAGAGAAAAAGCGTGGCATCAATCTGGTAGGGCACAATCTTCGCGCTCTGTACCGTTACGCGATCGCCCACCGGGCGCACATCCTCTGCGTTAAGCGCTTTATCGATAATCGCCAGCAGTTCAGGGCTGGCGGTACCGTCGCCTTCGCGGGAGAGCACAGAGATGGTGACGCAGGCGGGTGTCGGACTGACGGCAGAGATATCCGCTACGCGACCATCGGCGCTGCGGCCATGATACTCATAAGCGCCCACTGGCCCGGCCACGCTTAGCCCTTCAAAAGCCTGCTGCGCGCGCAGGCGTAAATCGGTGTCGGACTCCATTACCGCTGGCGTGGGCGGGATAGTGCTCTCATCAGCAGGGGCGATCACCAGCCGCGCGGTATTGCTGTTCGCCGCGACGGCGTCAAGATCGCTGCGGGAGGCATACGCCAGCATCACCGCGCGGGCCGCTTCGTTGACGCGCTGGCGCCAGACCACTTCGCGGTAAGCATTCTCTTCGAGAAACTTAGTCAGCGGCTCGGACTCCAGCGCCAGCGTACGGGCGATGGCCTCCTGCTGGTCGGCGGGAAAGAGTGAAACAAGGGTGGTTTTGCGCTCATCCAGGATGCGCTCATAATCCAGCGCCTCGACAACATCGGGCGCGGGCAGTTGGCTCAGATCGATAATCGGCATGGTATCAACTCACAGGAAGGGTTAAAGAGAGGGACTCGC